TGTCCATCGCCTGGAATCGAGAACACCTGGCCATCGATGGTTGCCGAGTAGTGGCGGGTGTGGTTGCTCGTACTCACGGCAGCACCTTCACCCTGCACTCGGGCACCGGGTCCACATAGCAGGTTCCCTCGGGCGTGAGGTACCCCAGCACCCCATTATCCGTGCACGGTTGGAAGTTGAGCGGCGCAGGGTGCGTGCAGTTGTGCCCGTCGAACTCCTGGCCACCACATGCACCGATAAGAACAGCAATCACAACAAGGATGTTTCTCATTTTAGTCTCCAGTCTCGTCCATATACCTATCACAGTGGTCACATATGCTGCCGTCGTACCAGGGAATCGCGTGACCGCAGTGTGTGCAGACTCGCGGCAGGTGTAGGTCACAGGCCTTAGCGCCCTCAGGGAAGCCTAGGTGGGGAATCGCCTGCGCCTTAGTAATCGTGTACAGTGCGACGCCTAGACAGTTTCGGCCGAGGCGGCAGGTGGGGTGTGGGCTAGTCCTCATGACTCAACCTTCCCCGTGCTCCTAACCAGCACATAGGCGTTCCCAGTCCCATCAGGCAGCCCACCACCGACCAGCCGCCAGTCCGAGTCATCGCCAATCCACCCGAGCTTGCGGGCCAGCGCTTCCGCCGCATGGGTGTGGTTCCCTTCGCTGTCCAAGGCATGGTCCCAAGGACTTCTCAGCCACCCTGCCTGACACCTGGCCAGGACTCGACTACCGCGATGGTTGGTGGGCCCGAGGAACTTAGTGGTGATTGCTTGTCTCATGATTTCTCCTTACCTCAGGTTGGCTGCCTCATCCCTTCCCCACCAACCTAATCAGTTGGTGAGGAAGAGTCAAGCGCCAATCTAGATGCGGACCTTAGCGGGCTTATTGTTCTTGGTGGGCGCCATGGCCAGCACGTCCAGCTGGAGGAGGCAGAGGGCAATGTCGAAGTCGCGGATTTCGAGCTTCATGTGGTGCGTCCTTTCGTTGTACAGCATGGCAAGGCCTTGTCCGGGGGCCTTTGACCGGTCCTGCTCTCAGTAGGCTTCGATATAGGCAATAGCCTCGCGCAGGGTCGCCTTGTAGAGCCGGCCCGTGCCGTTGCTGGCCACGGGATAGGCCAGGACCTTGCCATTGAGGCGCCGCACGTAGCCCAGGACCAGTCCGCCACGGGACACGCGGCGAACGGGGGTGCTATCGGTCGATTCCCACAGTGCAACCTCAAGACCGTCGGTGTTCATGTCGTCTGCTCCTATCACGCCGGCCAACCGTCGCCAGCCGACCTAACTCTTCTGCTTGACTCGTGCCAGCCAACCGCTCCTCGCAACCCATTGAAGCGACAAGCGTCTGACGCGATGCGGAATGTTAAACCGACCCAGGGTATTCCTAACCTATTGAGTTCCTTTGAATCCTAAATGACCTAGACGAGTCAGCAATGACCCACTGCCCGGACGATGCCTAGGCCTGGCCAAACGGTCGCGCTCTCCCTCGCCACCGACGAGAGCATGGGCCCGGCCTATGACGCATCCCGCCTTGACACCGGCCCCGGCCCTGGCCCTGGCGAACCGACCCCCCGGTGTGCGGAAAACGTCTACACGGACGTGGGCATTGGAGACCGCGCCCGGACACCAGTGCGCCAGGCCTTGGGGAAAGGAGCCTCTCCGGTCAGGATTCACGGAAAACCTGAGCCTCTCCGGGCGTTTACGTAACTGACCCGGTCAATTCCACCCTATATGGAGGGTATAAGTGTCCGCCGACGCCGCATTTCGCACCGAAATTAGGGCAGCTGGCCAGACCGACCTTCCGTTCATCTTCAGTACGTGGTTGAAATCATTCAGGAAATCGCCCCTAGCGCGCGTCATCCCGCCCACAACCTACTTCAAGCACCAGCACGACAGGATTGCACAAAGGCTGAATGATTCCCGCACCTTAGTCTGCCACCCTGAAAACGACCCTGAAACGATTCTCGGGTGGGTCTGCGGGGACTCCAGACTACTCCACTGGTGCTATGTGAAGCGTACGTGGCGTGGAATCGGCATTGGTCGGAACCTCGTCGAGGCCCTGAGCGCTGTAGGTGAAGGTGGGGAATACACACACTTCCCACTAGGCGATATTCCGTCCTGGCTGAAATCCGGCTGGTCTTTCAACCCCTACCTCGCGCCCTAAATCGCCCGTGAACTGCCCCGAAACTGCCCGGCGTGAGAACAACCGCCGAATCGCTCGTCGATGCAACCGGACGACGTGGGCTCCCGGCGAGCATGAGCGTGCTGAGGCGGCCTTAGCAGGCGTGACCGGATGTGCCGCCTGTGGTTCGCAGGACCCCCGCACCGCCAAGGGCTGGAGCGCCGACCACGACCACCAGACCGGCCGCTTCCGGGGCCACCTTTGCCAGCCCTGTAACATCACCCTTGGCTACGTCGAGAAGTACGGCTTGGACATGAGCCCGACGCTTGCCGTCTACCTCGCAAGGACCAACGATGGCCCCGCCCAGTAAACCGGCCTCCGCAGACAAGGTCTCCGCTGTCATTTTCCAGGGCGGGGTCGAGATTCAAGGCTTCGGGCAAGTGGCAAGTGCCAACCCCGCCCGGATGCCCGGCGCCCGCCTGGAGCTAACTGACCACGGCGTCCTCATTACTTTAGCAATCGGCCCCCGGACTTTAGTCCCCTACTCGATGTGCAAGAGCATCTACCTTGCCGACTGAGGTCCAAGAGCTGGCCAGGTGCCCGCAGTGGTTCGCGACGATGTGCGCCTTGGGGGTCATCGTCATCTTCTGCTTCGGACTCATCGTCGTCGGAATGGTCCGGGAAATCTGGGAGCAGTTGAAGTGATTCGAGCCGCCCTCGCCGCCCTACTTCTGCTGGCCAGTCCAGCCCTCGCCGGTCCCCGCTACGACGTGGACGTCATCGGCCCCATGGACGGCGAGAGTCTTGCCGGCGCCTACGCCCAGGTTCTCAGCGCCCCCGGGCCCGAGGTCAGCATCCGCATCAACAGTCCGGGCGGTTCGGTCTTCACGACGCTCCTCTTCATCGACCTAGTGCGGGACCGCATCGCCGAGAAGGGGCTGCACACGACCTGCGTGGTGACTGCCGCCGCCGCCAGCGCCGCCGCCCTGCTTCTGGAGTCCGGCGCCTGTATGACCCGCGTGGCCGAGCCGGGCTCGCTGCTTCTGTTCCACGGCGTCTCTGGAGGCAGCGGCGGCACCGAGCAGCAGCAGGAGGATGACGTCAACTTCATCCGCGTCCTGAACCGCACGCTGGCCGCCATCATCGCCCCGCGCATCCGGATGACCGTCGACGCCTACCTGGACTGGATTCGCGGGCATGACCGCCCGGTCTCCTCGGACGTGGCGCTGGAGCTGGGGATGGTCGACCGCGTGGAGGTATGGGCTGGCCACGCAGCGCCCAAGCAGGAGACCCCGCCGCTGTGAGCGCACCGAAGAATGATTACGTGTCTGGCGTTGACCAGCGCGACAAGCGGATGAAGGACAAGCTGATGAGCCAGTTCGTGAACCACGACAGTACGAGCCGGCCGGCGACGCAGGAGTATTTGGAGAACTGGGAGCGCATCTTCGGCAAGGGGCAGTAGCGGTCTGACAGTGGTGACATTGTCACGGCGGAAGACTGTCCCCACGCCGACCAGGACGGGCACTGCGATTGCCATGACCGGTAGCCCCTTCGACCGGCTGGCCAAACGATTCCGCCGCTGGCTTCACGAGCGCCGCATCCGCCGATTCCTCGCGAAGCATCGCATCGCGGTTATCGCAGGCGACCTCGCCTGGGTCCGAGCAGAGGGTTCCGGGGGACTGCGAAACGTGCGTACCAGCGACGAGTCGTCTGGGGGGTTCGATGGCCGAGGAAGGTAGCAACGGCGGCCATGTCGATGCCTCGGTTGACGAGGTCCGTCGCGACGGTGTGCCTAAGGCGGCCTGGGGTAAACTCACCCGCCGCCCTGACATGCTTATGGTAGAACTCGCCCGTGAAGCTGCCCTCATCGAGCACCTTGCGCGCAAGCATGGCGAGCCGCTGGTTCAGAGCTACGCGATGGGTTTGGCCGCCCTTGTGCGGGAGTTCGAGGAAAGCGCACGCCCCTTCCTGACCGCGATACGGGACTACGCGGCCGGAACGCGCGAACCGGAGAAGCTCTGACGTATGGATGCCTGTAGCTGCTTGCAGTGCCAGGCGACTCCGCCAGGGCTCCCGGAGTCGGCGGACCGCGAGGCGCACATCGCGTCGATGAAGAGCCTTGTTGAGTCCCGGCTTGGGCTTCGTTTGGAGCGTCTTTACTCGCCCGAAGGTCGGGTCCTCTTCCGGTGTCAGCTCGAAGGTGACCGTGCGCAGGTAGCTGTACAGCGCCTTGATGGTGGCGATGCGCATGTGGTGCCCATCGACCTGCGGGTGCAGGACACGCAACTCCAGCCTGGCCAGGTCTCGCCCCTTCAGCCGCGCTGCTAGGAACCGAAGCGCCCTCCGCTGCTCCCCGACGTGCTTCACCGAATTTCCCTTCTTCAGCGAGTGTGCTAGAAACCGCCTGACGAGTTCGTCGTTGAGGCGCATCAGTGGCCCTCCCCGGACTCGAACCGGGACGCGGGGTCAGCCGCAGCGGATTTTGAGTCCGCCTACTGCTTGCCAGAGGGGCGGCCCTCCCGTCAACCATGAACCCAACCAGGCGCCTCGCCGCCATTGCCGAACTGCAGCGGCGCCAGCGTGCCCGGGAGAACGCCCCCGACTTCGCTGACCCGCACTTCCCGCAGCAGACGGCGTTCGTCAACGATAAGGCGCGACTGATTGCGGCGTTGTGTCCGAGACGTGCCGGCAAGACCCAGGCCGCCGCCCGGAAGCTGCTGAAGGCGGCCGTCGAGCGGGAACATGCGCGGTGTCTCTACCTCGCCCTGACTCGGCAATCCGCCAAAGAGCTGCTCTGGCCAGTCCTCAAGCAGCTCGATGCCCAGTTCAGCCTCGGCCTCATCTTCCACGAGATGAGTCTCACGGCGACGCTGCCGAACGGCTCAACCATCAAACTCGCGGGCGCCGACGACGACGCCTACGAGATGAAGAAGATGCTTGGCCAGCCCTACGCGCTGGTCGTCATCGACGAAGCCGGGTCCTTCCGCGTCGACCTGGCCGACATGGTCTACAACATTCTCCGCCCCGCGATGATGGACTTCGGCGGCACCATCGCCCTCATCGGCACCCCCGAAGGCGTCCACGGACGCGTCAACCTCTTCTATCGGGTCACTGAACACGACTACGACCCCACCGACCCGGAATGGGTCGTGCACAAGTGGTCGTCCCTCGACAACCCGTACATGAAGCGGCAGGTCGAGAAGGAGCTGGCCGACATTGAGAAGAACCGGCCGCTCTACAAGGAGACCAAGGGCTACAAGGCGATGTTCCTTGGCCAGTGGTCCCTCGACGACGACGACCTCGTCTACCGCTTCGGCTCCGACCGCAACCTGTACAAGGAGCTGCCCGTCGCCGAATACCAGTACCTGCTCGGCGTCGACATGGGCTTCAACGACGACGCCGCCTTCGTCGTCTTCGCGTGGCAGCCCTACGACTGGCACCTGTACATCGTCGACTGTTTCAAGCGCCCTCGCATGGACGTGACGGACCACGCGAAGGCGATTCAGCAGATTTGCAAGCGGTACGATATTTCGCGCGTTGTCATCGACGGGTCGAACAAAGTCGCCGTCGAAGAGATGCGGAAGCGCCACGACCTCTCCAGCCTTGAGGCGGCGATGAAACGGGGCAAGTTCGAGCACATCGACTTGCTGAACGACGACCTAGTTCAGGGCAAGATTCTTATCCACGAAGACCTGCGCGACCTCATCGACGAGATGCAGGGCTTGGTCATCGATAAGCGCGCCCTGCAGAGGACTCGGAAGCGGGTCGAGCACCCGGGCTGTCCCAACCATCTGTGCGATGCCATGCTGTACGGCTGGCGCGCGACGTACGCCTACCACGCAGTCCCCGCGCCCGAAGACCCGCTGACGGCGCGCCTGCGGTGGTTGAAGGAAGAAGGCGACCGGATGGAGGAGGAGCGGGAGAAGCAGTTCAAGGCCGAGGAACAGGGCGGCTTCAATTTCGAGGTGGAGTATCGTGACGTCTTCTGACCTGGCCAGCGTCGCCGCTGCAATGGTGGCCGCCAAGATTGTGAAGTTCAGCGCTGCCGGCGTCTCCATCGAGCTGCATTCTTCGGCGTTTGGCCAGGCGGAGACTACGCCCCAGGACCCGAAGGCGTTCCTCGACATGCCCACCGACGAGCAGCTCAAGTTCTGGTCCGTCGAGGGCGACGAGGAGCCTAACTCGTGAGCAAGAAGAAGCTGTCCGAGGACGGCGTCCCGGTTCAGTTCCAGGACGAGAAGGGCTCATTCCGCGACGCGCCGACGCTTGACGAGAAGCAGGACAAGCGCTGGTGGCTGATGAAGGACGAGCAGATGGCGGAGTCCATCTCGGCGTCCGTCATCGCCATGAACAAGCAGCAGGCGATTCGGCTGAACAACCTGACCGTCAACGCCCGCATGTATGGGAACATGGGCTGGTTCGGCCCCGCCGGTCTGAGCTTCGGCCGCATGGCTGCCGTCCGCCCCGCCCCCTCCGACCGAGTCGTCTTCAACATCGTCCAGTCCGTGGTCGACACGGTCGTGGCGAAGATGACGAAGAACAAGCCGCGCCCACTTTTCCTTACATCGGGCGGCAACTACAAGCAGATGCGCCGGGCCAAGCGCCTGAACAAGTTCGTCGACGGCATCTTCTACGAGAATAAGGCTTACCGCCTCGGCTCGACTGTCCTCCGCGACTCTTGCGTCTTCGGGTCTGGCCATATCCATGTCTTTGAGGAGGACGGCCGAGTCCGCTTCGAGCGCGTCCTCTCCGGCGAGTTGTTTGTGGACGACATCGAGGGGTTGTACGGGGAGCCCCGCCAGCTCCACTACATCAAGAACATCGACCGCCAGGTGGTCATCGACTGCTATGCGCGGAAGGACGCGACCCTGCGCGCCAAGCTGGCCGAGTATACGCCGGCTCCCATCGACCCTGTGTCGCTTGGCCAGACCGAGTCAGACCTCATTCAGGTGAAGGAGTCGTGGCACCTGAGGTCTGGACCGAAGGCGAAAGACGGCAAGCACGTCATCAGCTGCGGCAAGCTCGTTCTGTTCGAGGAGCGCTGGGATAAGGATTACTTCCCCTTCGCGTCTCTCCACTGGAACAAGCGCCTCTTCGGCTACTGGGGCCAGGGCGTTGCCGAGATGCTCCAGTCCATTCAGCTGGAAATCAACCGGCTCCTCTGGGTGATTCAGCAGTCCCTGTACATGAACGGGACTTACAAGATTCTGATGAAGAATGGCTCCAAGGTTGTGAAGGAGCACATCAACAACCTGATTGGCGCCATCATCCAATACGAGGGCGACGTTCCGCCGTCGTACATCCTGCCCCCGACCGTCCAGCCCGAGCTGTACGAGCAGCTGGAGAGGCTCGTGCAGAAGGCATTCCAGCTGGTCGGCGTCACCGAGATGCAGGCATCCGGTGCCAAGCCCGCCGGCCTGAATTCGGGGCGTGCCCTCCGCGAGTTCACCGACATCAACTCGGACCGCTTCAATACCGTCGGGCAAGCCTACGAGAACTTCTTCCTAGACCTGGCCAGGATTGCGGTCGACACGGCCCGCGACATTGCCGACGACCGCGGCGACTACCCGGTGAAGGTCCCCGGCCGCAGCTTCGTCCTGGAGCTGGACTGGGACGACGTCGACCTCGACGCCGACGCCTACGTCATGCAGATGTTCCCGGTCTCCTCGCTGCCGACGGACCCCGCCGGCCGCATGGAGACGATTACTGAGTACGTCCAGGCCGGCTGGCTGACTCCGCGCCAGGGCCGCCGCCTGCTCGACTTCCCAGACCTGGAGGCCGAGGAGAACCAGTTCAACGCCGCCGAGGACTATCTGGAGAGGGTCCTCGACATGATTGTCGACGAGGGCAAGTACACGCCGCCCGACGAGTACGACGACCTGCAGACCGGCCGCGAGTTGGCGCTCGGCTATTACCAGCAGGCGAAGTGCCACGACCTCCCCGAAGAGCGCATCGAGATGTTGCGCCGCTTCATGGAGGACATTGATTCGATGGTTGCCATGGCCCAGCAGACGGCTATGGCGGCCCAGAATGCCCAGCCCGGGACTGCAGCGCCTGGCCAGATAGCTCAGCCGGTCGGCGCCACTCCCGAGCCCCCGCAAGCGTCACCCCTGCTGCCTCAGCAAGGCGCAGGGCCGCAGTAGCCACCCCAGCGAGGTCCCATGTCCATCGAAGCGCCCCCGGCCCCAGCCCCGGCCGAGACTCCTGTTGCGTCCGCTGTTCCCGTCTCTGACCTTCCAGTCCATCCCGGCAACGTCGGTCTGCCGCGTGACCCGACGACGGGGAAGTTCCTGCCGAAGGATGCAGCCCCCGCCCCAGCCCCGGAAAAGCCGCAAGTCGAGGAAGTCAAGGCGGCCCCGCCCGAGTCTAAGCCGGAGCCCCTCGGCGACCGCTTCGCCATCCTGGCCAAGAAGGAGCGGGCCCTCGTCCAGCGCGACCAGGAGCTGAAGGCGCGCATCGCCGACATCGAGAAGCGTGAGGCCGCCCTGAAGTCCGGCGTGGTCCCGACTCAGGAGTTCAAGGAGAAGCCGCTCCAGGCCCTGGCCAAGCAGCTCGGGGTCGACATCAAGACCGCTTACGACCTCGTCACCCAGCAGGCTCTGAACGGCTTCGACGACCCCGCCACTCCCGCCGAGCAGGCCGCGAGGTTGGCCAGGGAGGAAGTGGAGAACCTCCGGGCCGAACTGCGCAAGGAGCGCGAGACCGAGCTGGAGCGCGCCAAGTCTCAGGCAAAGGCCGAGGAAGCCCGCACCCTGCAGCAGTTCCGGCAGGAGTGCCACGATTTTCTAGGAGCAAACAAGGACAAGTACGAGCTGACCGCCCATTTCGCGAATGGGGATGAGCTGTACAACCTTGTCGACGAACACTGGCGCCAGCAAGTTGCCAGCGTCCCCCCGGCCCAGCGCCGGGTACTGCAGCTTGACGAGGCCGCCCAGCTTCTTGAGGAGCATTTCGAGAAGCAGGTCGAGACCGGACTCAAGCTGAAGAAGGTCTCAGCGAAGGTGCAGCCGGCACCGAATCCGGCCCCGACCCAGCGAATCACGCCGAGCGAAAAGCCACCCGCTCTCTCAAACAAGTTGGCGAGCAGCGCAGGAACCACCCCGTCGGATGAGCCGGCGCCGTGGGACCGCGAGGCCCGCCTTAAGCGTGCCGAAGCCGCGTTCGAGGCCCATCGGTCCAAATAACGGGCAGCTGAAGCCACTGGCCAGCCTGCCCCCTTCGTAAAGGTATAATAACAAATGGCAGCTACTGCTGGCGTTCTTGATATCAACGCGATGAACTTCGCGCTGAAGGAGTATTACAATGGTCAGGCGGTTCCGCACCTGGCCTATGACACCCACCCCCTGCTCGCAATGCTCCCCAAGGAGGAGAATTGGCAGGGTAAGTACATCCCCCTTCCGTTGATTTACAGTGACTCGCAGGGTCGGTCGGCCAGCTTCGCGGCCGCGCAGACCGGCGGGGCCACTT